TTCGTCAGACTTCCAAGGAGTATCATCTTCGACTACTTTCTTGGTATCCATCTTCGGTGCAGGTTTAGAAGGTAATGGTTCTTCAATCTTCTTAGCGGCAGGCTTAGATCCAAGAACCTTATCAAGACGAACCTTTAATTCTTCATAAGACTTGAAATTCTTAGGATCTGTAAATTCACCCAAAGTGTATAGAGAATCCCAAACCTTCTCTAGCTTCTCATCATTACCATCGAATAAAGCAGTTTGTGCTTCAAAAGAAGAATTATCGTAATTCGGATATCCCTCAACTTTCTTAATCTTTAGACGGAAGTTAGCTCCTTGCCAAAAATCGAAAGGATCAATCGCAGTGTCACCTTCAAAAACAGGCTTCATTGATTCTTGAATCTTCTCAAAGATCTTCTTGCCATACTTAAACAACATCACCTTTCCTTCATTCTGTGGGTTCTTAGGATCTGAAATCACATAAATGTTAGAAATATATTGTTGCTTTCGTTTACGCTTGCGAACGATTTCTTTATTCGCTTCGATACCAGTGGCCCAAAGTTCTTGGTTGGTCTCACCAATCGGATCTTGCTTACCGATTGTAGTTAAAGAATTCTCAATATACCAACCACCAGGTCCTTGGAATGCATGCGAATAAACTGAAACCCAAGGCAATTTATCGTTTCGTCCCGCCGGAAGTAAACGGATTAGAGCAGTGCCATTTCCTGTCTTTTCGTCCATCGGAACCGACCAAAAGCGATTGTCTTGATACTTGTTAGTACCTGTGGACATCTTTTCTAATTCGGCTACTAGATTATCTAGATTATTCTTTGTCTTCTTCTTTAGATCTGCGAAATTCATTTAATTATTCCTCTTTTTCTTGGTTGCTAATAGTTGCTAATTGTTGATAGAGCTTGGTAATTGTTTCACAATAATTCTCATTTTCTGTTACTAAATTATTTATATGTTCATCAGTTTCTTCTTTCAATCTATGATACGAATAATACATATTCAACATAATACTTTCAAGAGTATTAATAGATTCAGAAACACTATCAATTAAAACTTCAATTGATTCATCATTAAAATCTTCTATGTCAAATACACTGTCGAATTCTTCATCTTCAGGAGTATCCTCTTCTTCAGGATCAAAATCAATTACTTCATCTTCATCCATATTTCACCTCAATTTTATTATAACCTATTTTCACTAACATGTCAATTGAAAATTTCTAAAAATATTTTCTTAAGTATATTTCTTTCTGGTAGAAATTTTTGCACGAAAGAAAAATAATGCGACATGAGTGTTTGAACCTCATCCCAAACAGGATCGCGAGGAGAATCTGGAGAAGACATCTTATCCGAAATCTTAATCAAACTATCTATGCAAATAAATGTTTCAAGACGAATCGTTTTTCTAATATACATCTTGAAAATTAGAGGGTGAGTTATTCCCTTTGTCTTAAACAGTTCTGCATAACTTATTTCGTTTAGAAGACAATATTCTTTTATCTTACCTAATTCTGAGCGGAAAGAATATGGAAAACTTTCCACATATCCCCTCCAAACGAGATGTCTTGCTTTGTTATCTGCTGTTAAGATATCCTTAATCCAAAAATTGGTGTTTTCTAGATATTCGATTAACATCCTCTCAATAAATGATTCTCTAGATATTTTAGCAGCTATCTTTTCAAAATGATATTTGTCTTTTCTAGAATTAAATGATGATGGATTAGCTTTTGTTTTTCCATTAAATTTAAAAAAATCGTATGTGTTACTTGAAAAATGCAACTTAAATGCAAGATAAGTAACGTATGCATCGTATCCAGAAAATGTTTCGATCATATCCATGGATATCTAGATTGGTAACGATTTGCTATTATTATGGATTTTCTTGAATAATTTCAGCTTCTTTGCAGAGTCCTCTACTAGAGTTCTGAGTGATTGTGGAATCGTCTTTGCAACAGCTTCAATATCATAATTATTCTTCTGACAATAATAAACAACAGCTTCCAAATAATTCATTCTATTATTCAAAACTAGAGCTTTGATATCACGCAAAAGATCTTCAGGTTTAATGAGAATATCTTCTATGCTTGGTAATAGCTCGTTCTCGTCAGTCATCGAAATATTTATTAACATCATATAGAACTATTATATAATATATTTCACGAATAGTCAAATTCTGTGTTTAAGAGATAACAAATAAAAGAATTTGACTACCTTGACTTTCTAAGCTACAATAGGTATGTACCAGTTTTAAGTAATAGATATTACTGTTACGGACGAATTATATACGAGGACTTGGATTCTAGTCCTTGCATGAAATCTTGTAGCAATTCTCTGAAGATGACACGAGCCTGAACTTGCCCAAGATTTTCTCTCGCAGTAATCATAATTCGTCTGTCTAATTCTGTCATCGCTCCTTCTAGTGAAGTCGGAATGATTCTTTCATATGACGCTTTTGGCATTTTGATTATTTCCATATTTATTTCTCCAAATCTACATTAATTATTTTGTAATTGAAATTCTCTTGCACATAAATCTTGGCCCTCTCCAGAAAGTGTTTCATGGAGAAATTCTTCTTATTCCTAAATTGTAGATCGTCAACGATATCGAACAGAATTGCTGGTCCGACTTTGTTCGCAGATAATCTAAGCACTCTTCCGATTGATTGTAGAACTCTTATTTTAGATTTCGAAGGATGTGTGAATATGATATTCTGAAGTGAAGGAATATTAATTCCTGTAGAGAATATCTGTGAAGAAGCTACGATAATTCCATCGTTAATATCATTAATTTGTTTTCTTACATCTTCTCGAATATCCACATCAGTTCCACCATAAACGAAATAAACTGGTCTATCAGTATATTTCTGAATAAGGTTATAGATAAGTTCTCCATGAGTTTCTACTCTAGAGAATAACACGAGAGTATTTCCTTTCGTACTTGCAGCTAATTTGGCAATGAACCGATTCCTCTTGTCATTACCAATAAGAAATTTCACTTCTTCTTCATATGTGATATCTTTGGAAGCTTTCCTGGAAGCATCAGAATAAGAAAGGACGAGAGCATTAATCTTAAAATCCGATAATTGAGATTTTTTGATTAACTCTGAAGTTGTTGTAAGAATTCTTGATTTGCCAAATATTCCTTCTAACTGTAATTGATGAATTTTCTCACCAGATAATGTTCCTGTGAAACCGTGTCTGTAAATAGCATTAACGCATTTTTCAAATAACTTTGAAACTTCTTTGGCAGAATATAAATGGCACTCATCGCCAAGGAGAACTTCGATGTCATCAAAATAAGAAGTCGGTTTATCATATAAACTTTGCCAAGTGCTTATGATAATTCTTTTGTCTTCTCTTTCCATACCAGAATAGATTCTAGTAATTTTAGTGGAGTGATCCCAGTCTGGGAAATATTCACCTATATCAGAATATAATTGTTCAACAAGACTAGTCGTTGGACAAATAAGAAGACACTTTCCTTCTGTATTTTCGTGATAGAAACGAATTAGAGAAGCGATTATGGCAGATTTGCCAGAACCCGTAACCGAGACAGTAATAGATCTGTTGTTACGGATTCCATGTTTTATAGAATCTATTTGATAATCACGCAATTCGATCTCGGAACCATCGGCAGAATGAATCTTATTTGATTTAATAAATGCATCTGCTATCTCTTCAGAGAATCCATCGTCGCTGAATTCCTGGTTGAAAATATATCCATTGTCTTCACAATAAGACTTAATGTGATACGCAAGACCCTTACCAACTGTTTTGTTTCGGATATTTAATAATCTTGCGTATCCATCCCATAGCCTCTTCTTGTAGATAGGCATGAATTTTGCGCCGGGAACTTCAAAAGAGAGGAGTTCGTACAGCTCCTGGATAATTCCTTGTTCGGCTTCAACAATTACATGGGTTTCATTAAAATTTTTCAGCGTCACATTCATTTACATATTTATAAATGATGCTGTGCGAGATCCTTATCTTCCCCATTTCTCTTCTTGGTTTCTTCCCTTTT